AGCCGGACAACGGATGGGGCAGCGTCGACAGCTTCACCGGCTTCGTTCGCGCCTACCTGCGCGCAGCAGAGGCGAATCCAGGCAGGGGCGCAAGGCGCTCGACTCGGTGCCGAAAGTGAGCCTCCCCGAGCCCGCGACGTTGACGGCTGGCGACGCCACTGTGGAGTGCAACTGCGTCGCCCTGGAGGTCGGCACCTTCCACGGCACCCCTGTTATCGGGTGCTTCTGCGGCGGCATGTGCGTTTGTCATCGGCGAGGTGCGACATGACGAAGTCAAAAGGCCTTGTTGCCCCCATCCCTCGCGGCAAAGGCGGGGTGTTCATTTCGGGCGTCGGCAGCCCCAACCCCGGCGGGCAAACCAGCGAGCAAAAGATCATCAGCATGAAGCTGAAAGACCTCAAGGTGCTCGCTGCCGAGCACCGTGAGGACGCCGTGATGGCGCTCGTGGCCAATCTCAAAGACGAAAACGGTGCCGTGCGCAACGCCGCAGCGATCGCGTTGCTGAACCGCAGCGATGGCATGCCGAAGCAGTCCGTCGACGTCACGGCGCGCGCGCTGGTCGCCACGATAACGCGCATGATCGTCGAGCCCGAGCCCGAGGATGGCTGAGGCGCCCCGCGACGTGTCGATCCCGACGCCGGCATGGTCGCGGCGCTTGCTGCAACCTGCCCGGTACAAGGGCAGCCACGGCGGGCGCGGGTCGGGCAAGAGCCACGAGAGAGCTCGAGCTCTGATCGAGGCGCACGTTCTCGATCAGGACCGCTCCACGGTTTGCATCCGTCAGGTCCAACGCACCCTGCGCGAGTCGGTCAAGCGGCTGTTGGAAGACACGATCGAGGCTCTCGGCGTCGCCGACTATTTCGAGGTGCAGGACACGGTCATCCTCTCGAGGCACGGGCGCGGGCGCATCATCTTTGCCGGCATGCAGTCGCACACCGCCGACAGCATCAAGAGCCTCGAGGGCTACGATTGCGCATGGGTGGAAGAGGCTCAGACGCTGTCGCAAAAGTCGCTTGACCTGCTGCGCCCGACGATCCGCAGACCCGACAGTGAGATCTGGTTCACGTGGAACCCGCGCCTGCCGACCGACCCGATCGAGCGCCTTTTGCGCTGCGCAAACCCTCCCGCCGGCGCCGTCGTCGTCGAGGTCAACTTCGACGACAACCCGTGGTTCCCCGACGTCTTGCGCAAGGAGATGGAGCACGACCGAGGCCGCGACCTCGACAAGTACGCGCACGTTTGGAAAGGCGGCTACGTCTCGGCCAGCGAACGCCGCGTCTTCCGCAACTGGCGTGTTGAAGAGTTCGATGCGCCCCCCGACGCCGTGTTTCGATTCGGCGGCGACTTCGGATTCGCTGTCGACCCGTCGGTGTGCGTGCGCTGCTACATCGTCGGCAGGAAGCTCTACGTCGACCATGAGGCATGGCAGGTCGGGTGCGAGGTCGTCGACACGCCAGCGCTGTTTTTGTCGGTGCCCGACTCTGAGCGCTGGCCGCTTGTCGCCGACGGGAGCAGGCCCGAGACGATCAGCCACCTGCGCAAGAACGGCTTTCCGAAGATTCTTGCCGCCGTGAAAGGTGCGCGCTCCGTTGAAGAAGGCGTCGAGTTCTTGCGCGGGTTCGACATCATCGTGCACCCGCGCTGCGAGCACACGATCGACGAGCTCGGCAGCTACTCCTACAAGGCCGACCCGCTGACGGGTGCCATCCTCCCGGTGTTGGAAGACAAGAAGAATCACGTCGTAGACGCGCTTAGGTACGCCTGCGAGGCCGTGCGCCGGACTGCCGTGTCAGCGGCTCCAACCGTCATCATCCCGACCATGAACCGCTTTGCAAGGCGCTAGGCGCTCTTTGCTTGACTTTTCTTGCGAGATGTCCCTGCCATCTTGCGGGCGGATGTGCCACCGTGCCGGCCATGAAGATCCAGAGGCCAACCATCGGACGCATCGTCATCTTCACCGCGAAGAGTGAAATCGACGGCGCCGCCACGGAGCACGCCGGCATGATCACCCATGTGCACAGCAAGCCGGGGCGCATCTCCGTTTCCATGTTCGGAGAGCCAGGCCCTTACTCGTCCGTCTACAGCGCCGACGCCGACCACGACGCCAACGGCGCCGATGGCACATGGCGCTACCCGCCCCGCTGCACCGACGAGATCGAGGTGCAATCGTGAGCCGCAAATCTAAAGACCAGCGCTGGTCTGAGACCCACGCCGACGCCATGGCCGAGTTCGCCCGCATCCAGGGCGCGACGTGGCCGCTGCGCCAGATGTGCCTCGACGACCGCCGCTTTGCGATCGAGGCCGGCGCGCAGTGGGCTGGCGTGCTCAACAACGACAACGGCGAGGCTGGTCAGCGCCTGCACCTCGAGATCAATCGCGTGCGTGGCGCCGTCATCCGGCTGCAAGGCGAGCACAGAAACAACCGCGTCACCGTCGATTTTCTGCCCAAAGACGGCAGCCCGACGACCGCCAACGCCGAAGCCTTGAACGGTCTGTTCCGCGCGGATTGGCAGGACTGCGACGGCGACGAGGCCGGCGACAACGCCTTTGGCGAAGCCATCATGGGCGGGTGTGGCGCCGTTCACGTCACCGAGTGCTACGAAGATGACCTCGATGGTGAGCGCGACGACGAAGAAGGCGAGGGCCGCGCACAGCGCATCACGATCGAACCCATCGTTGACGCTGACGTGTCCGTGTTCTGGGACCTCGACGCCAAGCGCCAAAGCAAGAGTGATGCGCGCTTCGTCTTCAAGGTCGCGTCGATGACGCACGCGCGATTCATGGCGCTCTATCCGACGGAGGACCCGGCGTCGTGGCCGCGCGGCACCTACGACATCGACTGCTGCGGCTCGACGTGGGCGACGGCGCACACGATATACGTCGCAGAGTATTTCGTCGTCGACAAGGTCGTCGACAGATGGGTCGAACTCGCCAACGAGAGCCTCGACAAAGAGCCGATGCACATTCTTGCGGAAGACATCGACCCCGACGAAGGCGAGGAACAGGCGGCCGAGCGCCGGCACCTCGAGGCGATCGGCTGGCGAGAGGTGCGCCGATACGAAAAGAAGCGCCGGCGCGTCATGAAGTACGTCATGACCGGCGCCAGCATCCTGAGCGAGCAAGAGATGGCCGGCCGATGCCTACCCGTCGTGCCGCTCTACGGCATCCGCGACGTCGTCGACGGCAGAGAGATTGCCCAGGGGATCGTCCGCATCGCCAAAGACGTGCAGCGCCTGACCAACTTTCTTGCGAGCTTCCTCGCCGAGATCGCCGCCATCTCCGCGCCACAGGTTCCGGTCGTCTACGCCGAAGAGATCGTCGGCTACCAGAACGACTGGGCCGATCACTCGACGGCGCCACGGAGCTTCCTCGTCCGCAACATGATCAAGGACGCCAACGGCAACCCCGTGCCGACTCCGCTGCAATACACCCAGCCGCCGCAGTTGCCCCCGGCGATCGCTGCCGCGGTGACGCTGTTCGGCCAAGACCTGAAGGAACTGCTTGGCTCGCAAGAGCAGCGCGAGAAGGTCGTCAGCAACGTCAGCGGCAAAGCCGTCGAGATGATCCAACAGTACGCCGACGCGCAAACGCTGATCTTCATGGACAACTACAAGAAGTTCATGCGCGCGCTTGGCGTCGTCTGGAAGAGCAAGGCCCGCGCGCTCTATCTCGAGGCTGGCCGGCGCATGAAGACCATCGGCGTCGACGGGCGGTCGCGCTCGACGGTGACGATTGGCGAGCCTGCGTTCACTGAAGAGGGCGCGTACAAACCCAACGGCCTCGTCGACCTGACAGCCGACGACTTTGACGTCGTCGTCGACGTCGGCCCGAGCACGTCGACGAAGAAGGTCAAGGTTGCGCGCGACTTCATCGCGTTGGCAGCGCTCATCCCCGAGAGCGACCCGCTGCGCCAGATCGTGACCCTCTCGGCGGCCGTGAACATCGAGGGCACCGACAGCGCGTTCAGGGACTGGGCGTCCCTCGAGCTCGTCCGGCGCGGCGTCGGCAAGCCGACCGACGACCAGGCCCGCGTGCTCGAGCAAGAGGCGCAGGCGAAGGCGAAGCAGCCCGACCCCGCGCAGCAGGCGATGCAGGCACAAGGCGCAGCTCTGGCCGCGAACGCCGCGAAGGAGCAGGCGCTGGCGGTCAAGGCGCAGGCCGACACNCANCTGTCGACGGCGANGGTCGCGNTGACCGAGGCGCAGACCGCAAAGGAGCGCGTCGACGCAGGTCTGGCGCTGGCTGCGGCGACGAGGCCGGACCCGACGCCCGTTGCCAGCCCGGGGTTCGGGCGGTAGCGTCGGGGGGTCATCCTGGCCAAGTGTAAGGGTCTGCAGCACTCAGGGGCGTCGACGGTGTGCGCACACCTCACAGCGACGTCGACTGAGCGGAGACGGTTCGAGTCCGTCGGCCTTGTCTGACTCAACGAGAAACCACCCTCACCGGGTGGTTTTTTCTTGCCATCGATCCACCGACCTT